TCCCTATATTAATATAAAGCTACTTGAACCCCACTCGTTACCGCAATCATTACAAATATAATGGTCCTCCAAATCCCACTCCTCCACTTCCACCCTCTGGCTCCCGCATTTTCTACATTGATGCTGCGGATCTTTTGGTATCTCCCTCTTTTTCATTGTTAGCCCTCCTTTTGTATTTTTTCTATTTTTTCATAGTCAACTTCTAATCCGTCCGGCCCCTGAGTTTCATCGGGCAGATGGGCAATTATTCTCTTTTGCCAGCCTGTTTCATCTAAATAATACCAGAACCTGCCCCAGTTCCTGTCAGACTGAGAATTGAAATGCTCATTCAACCACTCCACCTTTTTTCGATTTGACCAATACTTATTAATCATTTTCATAACCCCCTTGAAATTTTTGTTTCTTCAATTATTCTTTCTATTATATACTTTCTCATGCTATCTTCGGCAAACTCCCTCTTACTCTCAAACCAGTCTATCAGATGCTCAGGCGAAATATCTAATATTTCCAAAAGGTCATTCAAGTGTTCCATTTTCTCACTATAATTTGTTCTCTCTTTAGCCAGCTTCTCCACAGGCTCTGTGTAGTATGCTTCCGGCGCTATATCAGAAGCCCAAGCCTCTTCCTTCATCTTTATGATTTCCTTTTCAACCCTCTCGCCAAATTGATTTTCAAGCTCCCATCTAACATCCTCTGCTATCTGCTGAGTTCTTTCAAGTTTCAACATTTTTATAACCCCCTATTATTATTGTTATTCTTATTATACCACAACAACATAAAATGTCAAGCGAATATAAAAAAATTAATTTCTTTTTTTGACCCCCTTTATAATGTAGAGTTTTTTGCAGGCTGCAATTAAGTCTCCCGTTCAGGCAAGCTAAAAAAGTTCTCAGTCTCTCCTGCCCGCCACGCCAACGTTTAGCCCGGCTATTATTGTTGTTATTCTTGCGTTTCTCCCCCCGCCGATCCTCCCTGCTTCTCCCCGCTATTATTATTCTTATCCTTATACTCTTTTTGCCCGTTATTGTTGTTATAGTTATTATACCACCTGGATTTTTTATTTAAGCATAGATATAATCACAGATTTTTTATTTAAGCATAGATATAATCACAGATTTTTTATTTAAGCATAGATATAATCACATCCCCGGCCTAAAAACTTGCTGGCTTGCTGTGGTTATTTTTCTGGATCTCCTGCCAACCGGTGGCAATCTCTGCAGCATTGTTGTTATTATCCTTATTGTTATAGTGTATGCTGGATGCAAACCGTCTCTTATCTGTGAGCTGTCAACCAACGGCCTGCCTGCTCAGCTGGTTAACCTGACTTCTGGACCAGCAACCACCTACCACCCAGGGACATACCCAAATAACCGGAGGGGGTGTCGGGGTCGTGCGTGCGTGCGTGTATATATTACCCCCTCAAATACACCATATAAAATAATATAGTAATTACACCCACAGTAATAAGGTCAATATCTAGTTCAAGAGATAGTTCAATAGACCGATGGTATGTTATATAATATATAATAATTAATACACTGCGCATGTACGTGTGCGTGCGGGGGTAGGGGGGTCAAAAATATAGGATTGTTGATATTGTGGGGATTATATTAGTCACCACAAAGGTAGTTAGTATATTAGGAAATTCCATATAAATCCTTCACCACTGAGGTAGTTATTAACTTATTTAGGTCTTTATGATATAGTAAAGGCAATTGAATAAGAAATACTGCTGGTTAGAGGAATAACAGCAGCAAATAAAAAACTGCCCCGCTGGCTGTCGGGATTTAGCTAAGATGAGAGAGTAACTAGCCCACCAGAAGTGCGTAAGCGACCGTCCTAGTCCACGAGAGTGGAGGATAATATTCCGATTAGGTGTATTTGGTTAAACACCTTACTCTGTAAAGCTAGACCTGGGGGAGTTTGAGGGATAGTGGGCAACCACCTTTGCGAACAAAGACCTCTAAAGGGTCAGAAGTTATCTCCTGTGAAGGCCAGGGGATAACTATGCTCTCTGACATAAAGGGTCAGCTTAAAGGAGAGTCAAAAACAGGTCATTATGTAATTACTCCCGCCTTGGAGTGAAACAGGCGTGCAGGGGTAAATAACAAGAATAATAGCAGGTATAACAAGGGTCATGTATATAGCTTAAGAAGTTAAACTTGTGTTAATAGTGAGAATATGGTATTATTTGATTAACCTGATAATTTTTAAGTAGGAGGAGGTATCCGGCGGTGGACTTAATTGAGATGGGGTACTTGAAGGAAAAGCTCGGCAATGTCAACGCCATGACAGTCAAATACGAGTATTATAAGCGCAATTTGCTTGATTTTGTCAACGATTTGGTGAAAATCGAGGATAAGGACAATCCCGAGGGTGTAGTTATCCCTTTTAACCTCTGGGATGAGCAGGAAGAGGCTATCAAGAAAATGCGGGATAACCGCCACCTTATCTGCCTCAAGTCCCGTCAGGTGGGAATATCGTGGCTGGCCCTATCATACATAGTCTCTCGGCTCCTTTTCTTCCCGGGTAAAACAGCCGCCTCCATATCGCAAACCGAGGGCGACTCCAAGGAACTTGTCAGGCGCTTTACCTTCATCCTGCGGCATCTACCCAACTGGCTTGTCGTTGACTGCAAGGCCGAAGACGATGAGCTTGCCGAGAATTACACCGGTATCGTGTACGAATCTTACTCCCGCAATGTTAATATAATTTTTCCCGGCGATGAAAACGAATCGTCAATTTTTAAAGGCCATACCTCCTCCCCAGGTGCAGCCCGCTCATTTACCGATAACATAGTGTTATTGGATGAGTGGGCTTTCCACCCTCAAGCCGATGATATCTGGACAGCAGCCTACCCCACCATCAATAGACCAACCGGAGGGCAAGTTATCGGCGTCTCCACAGGCGAACGCAACACCTTCTTTGAAGAAAAATGGAATGACGCCCACTGGGAGCACTCCGGGGAGTCCGGCAGCGGCTCCAACTCGTTCGTAGGTATATTCCTACCCTGGACCGTTGACCCCCGCCGTGATGAGGAATGGTACGAAACGACTAAAAGAGAAATGATTAACTTCCGCTCCGAGTATCCTTCAGTACCCTCAGAGGCCTTCACCACAGGTGAAGCGGCCTTCTTCACAAATTTCGACAGGAAAATACATGTACCCTACGGTAAAGACTACTACCCACCCACCTCCTGGCGTCGTGTCGCCGCTTATGATGGAGGTTATCGCCGTGCCTGCTTCAAATGGTACGCTATATCACCCGACAACTGGATTATATGCTACCGAGAATACTATCCCGCCGACACTATCGACCCCATACAGGCCGAAAAGATAAGAAGCATGTCAAGAGATACCCAGGGTGTCCCGGAAAAACTTGATTATGTCGTCGCTGATACCTCCTGCTGGGTTAAATCGCAGGATACCGGGAAATCTACCGCCGAAATATTCGAAGACCACGGCGTGGGCCCGATGCGGCAGGCCGATAAGTCCAGAGCCCAGGGCTGGCGCCGTTTACACGAGTTTTTAAGTCCCATTATCGACGAGGAGGGCGAAATTGTACTTGATAGACACGGTAAAGAGCTTGCCAAGCTGAGATATACCGAAAACTGCACCAATACGCTGAGACTATTCCCCTCGATGAAATCAGCCAGGCATGACCCCGAAGACCTNGCACACGGCCAGGAGGACCATGTTTTTGACACTGACCGCTATCTCGTCATGTCTCGACCCCGACGGAATAGAACAGACTACGAGAAGAAAAAAGCCCGTGCCAGACACAGGAAACGCACCCAGGTTATCAACAAAAGCGTGGGTTATTAGTTTTTTAGCGAAGAAAAAAAAAGGAGGATTTATTATGCCAATGCAGGGACCACAACCAGGACAGCAGCAGGGAGCCCAGCCTCCAGGAGGCCAGGGAGGCGAAGTCCAGCAGCTTTTCCAGAATTTCATGCAGATGGAGCAGTCCCAGTTAGCCGAAGCCGCCGTGCAGCTCGTCATGAGAGTACAGGAACTTGAACAGCAAATGCAGGGTGGAGCAGGAGCGCCTCCGCAGGGAGGACCGCCCCCGGGAGGAGCACCACCCCCGAGATAATAAGCGAGGTGAGCCGAGTTGACCCCAAATATCTACTCAGGAAATATTCCTCTGGACAACGAAAAAATACAGCTCGAGAAGGAGGGCTCCAAGAAAGCCCAGGAGCTTATCTCGCTCTTTCAGTCCTTCGATGCCTACCGCAAACAGTGGGAAGAGGATGCTATACGCAATTATAAGCTCTACCGGGGCTGGAAAGAGAAACTTAATGAGGAGCAGAAACACCGCTCCAACCTCCACATACCACGAACCTACCAAATAGTCGATACTATCCGCTCCCGGTTTGTCAACACCTTCTTTGGGCAGCGGCCCTATATAGAATTCACCCCGGCCCCTCAAACCATGTCTATCGAAAATCTTGAGACGGCGGAGGATAAGGCTAAGGTCGCCTCGGCTTTAGTCGATGAACAGCTTGATAAGAATAATATCGTGGCCAAATACTACGATTATATCACCCAGATGCTTATCTTCCCATCATCTGTCATGGGAGTGGGCTGGCGCTACGAGGAGAAAGAGATAACAAGGCGTGTGCCCCAGCGTGAAACCAGGCTTAATAGGATGGGACAGCTCTATTATACCGGCGAGTGGAATTATAATATCATGAACAGCGTTGAAGCCATCTGGGATGATAACGAGATTAAAAATATCGACTTTTTCGATTTCTGGCCCGACCCCAAAGGAACCGACCTTGACGACTGCCGGGGCGTGTTCCAGCGTGAATTTATCACCTATGAGCAGCTCATCGAAAAACTTAAATTCTTAAACTCTATCGGGCTGGGTACCGTCTATCCCGTGGATTATGAGGAGCTCATGGAGACCGATGCCCACCAGGTCGGCCGGGAAGAAAGAATGAGCAAGATAGGCAAATCCACCAGCATGAAGGCCTCATACTTCGACAGCGATGACAGCGAGCTTAAAGCCAAAAGCAAGTTTGAACTGCTTCATTACTGGGAAGACGATAGACACGCTATCCTGATAAACCGCACCAAATGCGTCTATGACGGGCCTTCACCGTACTGGCGGCACCACATGAAACCGTTTATAGTCGAGAGTTTCGACAGAATACCCAACGAATTTTACGGACTGTCAGCAATAGATGTCTTCGCCGACCTGCAGGAAGAGGAAAATGCTATCCATAACCAGCGTAACGATAATATCAACCTGGTGGTAAATAAGATGTTCAAAGCCAGAAGAGGCCGTGATATCGATGAGTCTGACCTCATATCACAACCCCACGGTATAATCTGGGTGGATCAGATGGATGATGTCGAGCTTATGCCGATGGACGATGTCGCCTCTTCTTCCTTCTCCCAGCAGGCCGAAGTGGCTCGGGCCGCCGAACAGTCGGTAGGAGCCACCCCAATAGTGCAGGGCGCCGAAGGCCGAAGCGACAAGACCGCTACCGAAGCCATGGAGCTATCCTCCAATGCCGGCCAGCGGTTCAGTGTTAAAACGAAAGTCATGAACTATAAGGGTATCAAACGGCTGGCCGCTATCATGGATGGCAATAACCAGCAGTTTATAGCCGGCGATAGATTGGTACGCATCCTGCCGGAAGAGGGCAGGAAATGGCGCTGGGCCAACCCCGGCAACCTGATAGGCGAGTTCGACTACCGCCCCGCCGGGTCAGCACTTGACCCCACCGTGAACAAGGAAGTACAGCGGGAACAGCTATCACACATGATGCAGTTCTTGTTTGAAGCCCAGATACCGTTCATCAAATATCACGAGCTAATTAAAGAATGGATTAACTCCTTTGACTTTGAACACGCTAATAAGTTTGTCATGTCGGCAGAAGAATGGCAGGCCAAACAACAGGAAATGCAGCAGGAAGCCATGATGCAGGAACAGCAGATGGGCGCCGAAGGCAGAGGACCACAGGCCGGGCAGGCCGCCGCAGCTCAGGAAGGAGCAGCACGGGGCAGAAGACCACAAAGCCCCAGAAACCCCAGAAGAAGGGAGAGTGGTAATATTAGATGAAGGGCGTAAATGAAGTTGCTTCTCTATCAGAACACGCCGGTTGGCAAAAATACCTTCTCCCTTTTATTGAAAAGAATATAAGTATGTGTCAGAAAGACCTGGAGAACGGAGAGTTTGAAGACTTAAAGGAGCTCTATGTTACCCAGGAGAAGTTGAAGGCGTTAAGACAAATAGTACAATATGTCGATAAACGCCAGCAGGAGTTTATTAAGCAAGCTAAAAAAGGAGGCAAATAATGGCTAGTGGCAGATACGGAGATACCGAAAAGGGCCGTGTATCTAACGATAACCCTTTAGGTCTCCCGGATTACGATGAGGGCCCGACAACCGAAGAAGAGGCCGGACAACCCTCACAGCCAGCCCAACAAAGCACGCAACAGGCCACCATGGAACCACCAGAGGATAATATACCTCCAGACGATACTGGTGCAGAGCAGGATGGAGCTGTAAGTGAGGAGACAGAGCGAGAACAGAAGATTAAGTATATCAGGGAGAAGTTTGACGGCCCTGAACAACTAAGACAGTCAATATCTGAACTGGAGCAGAAGATGGGCATTGAGCCCGCCAAGAACTTTGAGTCTGAGGAGCAGGCCGTTGATTACTATATCCAGCTTGAAAGACAGCTGGGTCAAAGAAGCGGTCAGCAGCAGCCTCAGCAGCAGGTTGACCCCCGACAGCTTCAGCAGTTTCAACAGCAGTATAACCAGCTGATGAGGGAGAATTACCAGCTGAGGCAGCAGATGCAGCAGCGTCCCCGCAACGATAAGGGCCAGTTTACCAGCCCCAATCAGCAGCAACAGCAGGAACCCGATGATATACTGGAAGACCTTGACATTGACATTGACAGTATTGACCTAGGCGACAAGATAGACAAAAAACAATTCCGCAAGGATATATTAAGCGGCAATTACAACAACAAACCGTTCAAGAGCGCTGTCGCAAATATAGCCCAGCAGGTTTCCCGCCAGACCTATAATCAGCTTTTAGGCAGGCTTAAGGAAACCCAGCAGCAGGAGCAGCAGACCCAAACTAATGCTGACCAGCAGCAGAGACAGCGTACCCGCCAGCTGGAGCAGAACTATCAGCAGCAGGTGCAGCGGCTACAACAAAAAGTAGGGGAGCAAAACTTCAAACAAAACGAGCAGCAGATGGTTAGCTTCTTGAGAAAATATCCTATTTACCTCAATCCCCAGATGTTCCCCAACGGTTTTGAGCGGGCCTATCATTCTGTTAGCAGCGGAAAGCAACCGCCACGGCAAAAGCAGGCCCAACCTCAAAATCACCAGCAGATAGCGCAAAAAAAAGCAGGGCAAATGCCGGGCAGCTCTGGTGAATCCAGTTACCAGAGAATGAATAACCCAAACCAGCAGCTATCCCCCCAGGAACAGCTTTTAGAGCAGTTTAATCAGGCTGGACAGGGCAGGGGGCGATACGGCTAAAACTAAAAGGAGTGAATAATAAATGGATACTTATAACTATGACGAACAAACTATATGGGGCCCAAGTCCAGGCGCCCCGGTAAAAACGACTCACATTGATTATGATAGACGAGAGATTGAAATTGATGATTTAATCGCATACTACTGGCCCCAGGCCAACCCATTTCTGTCCATCTTGCTGCAGGCGCAGAAAGAAACATCTCCATCAGTGCAGTATATGTGGTATGACAAAGACCGCCCCGATTGGTGGACAGAGCTGGCAGCAGGCGAAGACCTCGACACTGATAACCAGGAAATAGAGCTTGAAAAGATTGACTTTATCAATCCCAAGGATGTGCTGCTCAACACGGCAACCGGTGAAATAATGTATGTTATCGAAAAACTTGACCCCGCTGATAACCTCGGCACCACCGATGATGCCAACCTCAAGGTAGAGAGAGGTTACGGCCGTGATGACACCGCAGAGACCGGTACGGAAGCTACTGTTGCTGACGAGACCGGTGGAGATAATATCCTGAAGCTGGGCAACGCCATGGAAGAAAACTCGCTGAGCCCGAAGAGCTGGGCCGAACAGCCCGTCAAGCGCTTTAACTACATTCAAACTTTTCGGACTCCCTTCGATGCCTCCGCTGACAACCAAGCTGAGCCCAAGACCGCCGGCACTGACGAGAGAGCACGCCTCCGCAAGGAGAAGCTCTTTGAGCACAGGACCGACATTGAGCGTCAGATACTGTTCGGTGAGAGAAACGAGACCGTCGATACCAGCACCAACAAAGTAGTCAGGATGACCGGTGGGCTGCTGCAGTTTATCAAGATGAATAACAACTCCGGAGTGTACGATTTAGGGTCCGAGAACAACGGTATCCTTACCGAAGCAGAATGGCGCAACTTCTGCTCTGAAGCCCTGAAGTACGGCTCCAACGATAAGCTGTTCCTAACTTCCCGCCATGTCGCCCAGGTACTTGACGGACACGCCGCCGGAAGAATAGAGACCAGAAGTAAAGAAGATGAATACGGACTAACTCTCAACAAGTATATAACCACTCACGGAACCGTCGATATCGCCACCACTGAGCTGTTCGAGAATGTTTACGCCAAGCACGGGATAATGATTGATATGAAAAACCTGAAACTCAAGTATTTTGACGGACAGGATTCCGTATTGAAGCAGGACATTCAGGAGAACGATAGAGACGGCTGGAGAGATGAGTACATGAGCAAGCTGGGCCTCAAGGTCACCTTGTCCAAGTCTCACTATGTACTTGAGGGAGTTGAAAAGTAAATATAAATAAAACGGGGGGAGAATGACTCCCCCCTTAATTATTATCAGGAGGTATATTATGCAATTAACCAAAGATGAACAGATACGCCTTCCCAACGGTATTTTTGCCCAAAAGTCTGATGTCGAGCCCGCCGTGTTTAGAGCTAAACCCCCGGAATATACCTGTGTCATGGAGTCGGCGATAAGGGGCGAACGCAAAGGCAAGAAAATCAAGTTTAAAAACGGTGTCTATAAAACTAAGGATATGGAAGAGATTGAATTCCTGAAGAACAAGAAAGCGGGCCTTATCTCCCGGGTCGCCATGGTGCAAGAAATTCGGCTGAAAGAGGATGCCGAAGTTGACTCCCAAAAATTAACTGAGGAGGATGAATAATAATGGCAATTAAGGTAAAAATAGACGATACTGGCATGAACCTGATGAGAAGTCCCGGCAGGCAGCTTAGAGTTATGCCGGCTTTTATTGATTTCTCCGAGGTCACAGACTATCCCACCGGCGGCGTGGAGGCTGATTTCTCCAGCTATTTCGCCAAAGAAGTGGTAACCGTTACATTTCCTAATGTTGTTGCCAACGACTCTGGTACGGGAGATTATCTTATCCTTGAGTATGACGAAGACAACAAAAAAGTTAAAGTGATAGACTCAAGCGACGGTGACGAGGTTGCCGGAGATCATGATGTATCTTCCCTCGGCGATGTTCGCTGCATAGTATATGGCTATTAAGGGGTGATTGAAGATGGTTGATGAATATAATAGCGGTTTTAAAGTCAAACCTGACGGCACACTTATTATTGAGCTTGAGGACGGCAGCTCAATAGCGATAGATGATTTCAATGATTTAGCACAGGAAACAACTTTATCCGCCCTCAAAGATATATTTGACACAACCGGGGTGGATGATGTTGGACTATTGATAGAGTCGTTGGAAGGCAAAGATTTTGCCAGCGAGACAACTCTTGCCGAAATTAGAGACCAGCAGGATTTAGCTGATAACGAGGTAGTAAATGCTAAAGTTTCTTTTGCTGATACTGCAGGAGCAGGAGACACTAAAACGGTCGCCATACCGGCTCCAGTTGACCCACAAAAAGGCGAAATGTACATGATTTATGCGTATAACGGCTCCGATGCCACCACCATAACTGTTGATAAGGAAACTACATTCACTGACTCCGATAACATCGAAAGAACAATATCTCATAATCTTTTTGAAAATCTTGCAACTGAAACAGCTGACTCTATGCCGGAAGAAATTGTTTTCATGCACGAAGGTGCTGATTTGGTCATCATTAATGATACAGCTCTTAGTACAGACGATGCTTATGATGTATATGTACGGGTTGTAAAATTATAACTAAAGGAGTGAAAATAGATGCGAAACTTGGGACTTAAGTATAGATTTGTCCACAGAGATAAAAATGGCAATATCAAGCACGACTCCGGTTTCCTTGATAACCACATGACTGATGACGGTGTGGAAATAATGTATGATGTTTTTTTCAGGGGAGGAGACGCCCCAACAGCTTTTGAGATAGGACTGGCACAGAACAATTTAAGTCAATCCAGCTCACTCACCGATATAATAGAGGTTGCCGGCACGGGATACGCCAGAGAGGCTGTTACCAGAGATGCCACCGTATCGGGTTTTGAGACGCTTGCCCTTGACGGAGGCGACATGCAGATAGAGTCTGTTACCGTTCAATTTGAGAATACTGGCTCTACAGCGTGGGACGATGCTTTAGACGGTTTTATGGCATCAACCGGAACAGGCACAGAAGAGCTTATCTCCTACCGTCCGCTTTCCACTACCCGGACATTACAGCCGGGCGACACCCTTGATGTAACCATGCAAATTAAAGGCCAGCAGCCTGCTTAAAGGAGTTGAGCTAAATGGCTTGGCTTAAAACTAGCAATTTAGGCAAAACAGAATTGGTATCGGATAATGGGACAACGCTGGAGGTACAGGACACTTCTGTATTTCCTGATATATCTGGTACTGATGATACTTTCCGTGTAATAGTTACCGATAAGGATAGAAATTTAACTTTATCTGATATTGAAATTATAAATGTAGCGAGTGTTGACCCTGTCAATAATTTACTAACAGACCTGACCAGAGGCCTGGAGGGCACTACTGAAAAGACTTGGGCTAGCGGTGATATTGTAGAGCAGAGAACGACAGCAGATTATCTTGATGAGTTGCACACGGGGGTTGATGGGAAAGCCAGCGACCCTCACAATAATACTGCCCACTCCGAAACTTATGCTACCACTACCGGCACTTATGCTGACTTGAGAGCTCAGTCTACAACCAATGATGATGTGGGACTGGGAAATGTTAATAATGTCCAGCAAGCAGAATCTACACACGGCATTAATGCCCCTTATGAAATACAGAAAGACGGCACTGACGGCAATGGCATTATTAACTTCAAGACTTCTTAAGGCAGGTGATTAAATGCCTATTACAATGGATGGTGATGAAATAGAAGCAATCACGATGGACGGAGATGAAATAACCGAGGTTACAATAGATGGTGATGTAGTGTGGGTGGCATTAGAGATGTATGTCTATTCAGGTTCTGCTGATGAAGAGGCCCATAAGATAACTCCGGCAGGCAATAATGAATGGGTATATACTGGACACGGTAATATTGTGGAGGGTGTAGCAGTAGATGCTGATGGATATGTCTATTCCGGTTCTGGTGATGACGAGGTCCACAAGATAACTCCAGCAGGTAATAACGAGTGGATATATACTGAACACGGTAGTACTGTATTGGGTGTAGCAGTAGATGCTGACGGATATGTCTATTCTGGTGCTTGGGATAATGAAGCCCATAAGATAACTCCGGCAGGTAATAATGAGTGGGTATATACTGGACACGGCGACTGGGTGTATGCAGTAGCAGTAGATGCTGACGGATATGTTTACTCCGGTGCTTGGGATAATGAAGTCCACAAGATAACTCCGGCAGGTAATAATGAGTGGGTATATACTGGACACGGCGACTGGGTGCGGGGTGTAGCAGTAGATGCTGACGGATATGTCTATTCAGCTTCTGATAATAATGAAGTTCGCAAGATAACTCCGGCAGGTAATAATGAGTGGGTATATACTGGACACGGCGACTGGGTGTATGCAGTAGCAGTAGATGCTGACGGATATGTCTATTCAGGTTCTGCTGCTAATGAAGTCCACAAGATAACTCCGGCAGGCAATAATGAGTGGGTATATACTGGACACGNCGACTGGGTGCGGGGTGTAGCAGTAGATGCTGACGGATATGTTTACTCCGGTACTCGGGATAATGAAGTCCACAAGATAACTCCGGCAGGNAATAATGAGTGGGTATATACTGGACACGGTGGTATTGTGTGGGGTGTAGCAGTAGACCCCGGATTACACGGAGCAGGATTTTGGCCATAAGAAGAATAAAGGAGGGAAAATAATAAATGAGTTATGTTTTTTGGGATGACCAAAACAGAATTACACTTATTCACAATGCACCTGAAAAGTTAAGCGACGATGTTAAGGAGCAGGGTTTAGAAGTTAATTCAGATGATATACCTGAAAAAGAAAATAGATACGGTCAGCGAGCAGTCAGGTATATTGACCCCGACACAGGGGATATGTGGGTAGAATATGAGGATAGACCTCTCAATGAAGAAGAACGAGCAGAAGAATTAGAGAAAAGTATAGATGATTTATGGGAATCTCATCTAGAAAGTGAGGAGTTAATATAATGGCAGAATTAAGTAAAAGCAAGATTAATGGGCTTGCTAGGTTAGTCAAAAGAAGTAGGATTGAAATTGAAGATATCAAAGATGATAATTATCGAGAAGAGGTAGAAAATAAATTGAATGAAGAATAAAAAATGAAATATATGAAAGCCTGATTGACGGAAACGCTCACAGTCCATCTGAGTACCCAGCTGGGTGGGAATTGCAGGAATAGAGGTGGTTAAATGTTCCTTACAGGTAGCAGTATAGCTGAGACAGCTTTAGCTGATGTTACACTCAAGGCTGTTTCAGTTGATACTAAATTTAATACAATACAAAATAAAGGGCTTGATGAGGATTATTTATTTAATACTATTCAAGATTTAGTAACAGCAGAAATAATTATGTTCACTACAGAACAAGATATAAATGTTATAAAAGATAAAAAGTTTAATGTTATTTTAAATAGTGGGATGAAAATAGACAAAAATCTAAATACAATACAAAGTATGGGAATGTTTACTCAAAATAATCATAATACTATAAATAATTTAGGTGTAGATAAAAGTATTAATAATGTTTATATCTTAAATTCAGGAGTTATAGTTGAAGATATTTTTAATGTTGAACAAAATTTAGGCATAAATCAGGATGTTTTATTTAACATTATAATTGATTTGGGTGTTATACGAGATACACAGTTTAATCATGAATTTTATGGTGGTCTTTTAAGGTTAGATGATTATAGTACAGAAATAAAAGTTGCCATAAGTAGAACAACAGATTTTATGTATATATTGGATATTCACCTAGCGGATAAGTTAGTGTTTAGAGGAAGATTATATAGTAGATAAGGAGGTGTGGCTTTTGAGTCATGTAATAGAATCACCAAGAGAAACATATTATAAATATTTTATTGCTGCAAGTAATACTCAAGGAACATATTCAGAACCAGATGAAGTTAATTTATATCATCCTGGTATATCTCAATTAGAGATAACCAGTGATAATATAGAGATTCATGAAGAATATATTGAAATAAACTTCCCTAAAACAAAAAATAAATATGAATTATTTTCTGGTGCAGAAATAACTGAAGTGGAAAAAGAAAATAGAGAAGTTTTGGGTTATGTAGTTAGGCTTGAAGATGCAGATAATACAGGTTATGGAACTAAAGAACACAAATTATCAATAGAAGAATTAATAAAAGATGAGGGGGATAAGTCAGGATATGCTACTACTATTAGTATACCTGAACAAATTAGTTGGAATTTAAGTGTTGGAGCATTTGATTCTGTTGCCCATCCTGATTATGAAAATCTTAGATATGAAGCAACTTTTTCTGCCCCATATAATATATCAGGACCCCAAGTACCTGATAATATTGGAACAAATATTACTTTTGATGATAGAACACCAAGCCAAGTTCCAGCTGAAAGTTTTTATACTATTATGGATGATGAGCATAATATTATTATAGGTTGGAAACAAAACCAAGAAAGTTACTTTAAAGAATATAGAGTAGAAACAGATACAAGCCTTAATTTTGATGAGAATAGTGCTGATTATGAAGT